TGCTTGAGTTCTTCCAGACAAACCTAAAGGGTAAGAACCACAGATCTATTTACATTCCTCTTCCAGCAGATGACGATGGCAACAAGGTTGAGTTCAAGATGGAAGCTGTTGAGGCGGACGTACAAGATTCATCATTTAACAAGTATCGTCAACAGAACAGAGATGAAATTTTAATTGCACATAGAACCCCAATATCAAAACTGGGTCTACCAGAGGGCGTTTCTCTTGCAGCAGCTAAAGATGCAGATAAGACATTTAAGGAGCAGGTTGCTAGACCAGCCCAAAGAAATCTAGAAAAGAAATTAAATCGTCTAATTGCAGAATTTACAGATGCCTTTGTTTTGAAGTTTAATGAACTTACACTCACAGACGAGGACACTCAGTCCAAGATTGATGAGAGATACCTACGAATGAAGACCATTGTGCCTAATGAAGTTCGTGCAAGACTCGGAATGCCTGGTCTACCAGGTGGCGATGAGCCAGTTGTCCTAACAGGACAGCAGGCTTCTGACCAAACTGCGAGGGGAACTGGAAACCGAAGAAGAGATCAAGAAAGAACATCAAATGCTTCTGACTCTAACGGTGAAGCAAGAAATCCTCAAGGTGAAGGTCGAATTACGCCCTGATTTTGCATTACTAACAAATAGTTGATAAAATTAGTGTTGCTATGGAAATAAAAAAGGCAAACTGGCATTCTGACGGAGACACTCTCCGCCTCTCGATGCCTATCGCAAAAATCGATAGGGAAAAAAGAATTGTATCAGGATTCGCCACACTAGACAATATTGATCAGCATGGAGACATTGTTTCTTCAGACGCTTCTGCTAAAGCATTCGAAAGATTCCGTGGGAATATTCGTGAGATGCACCAACCTCTTGCAGTAGGTAAGATGGTATCTTTCCGTAAAGAAAAATTATTTGACAAGTCATCAGGAAAAGAATACAGCGGAGTATTTGTTAATGCTTACGTATCAAAGGGCGCACAAGACACTTGGGAAAAAGTTCTTGACGGCACACTATCAGGTTTCTCAATCGGCGGGAATATTACAAAGGCCGTTGATGAATATAATCCAACACTAGAAAAATCAATTCGTGTAATTAAAGAGTATGATCTAACAGAACTTTCATTGGTAGACAATCCAGCAAATCAATTATCAAATATTGTTTCTATTGAAAAGACAGTTGACGGAACTGTATTCAAAGGAATTGCAACAGAAGTACAGGTAGAAAATGTTTTTTACGATAAAGATACAGACGAAGTTTATTTGTCAACAGAATCAGAATTTACATCACCAACTACAAACAAGAATCTTGAAATGATCGGTTGGGTAGAAACAGCAGATACAAATAAGTCTGCAGAAATCGAAAGAATCCTTGACGCATACAAGCAGTCTAAGGTACAACCTGATTTTGCAAAACAGGTTGAAACAAATCAAAACACAGAAGGAGGTGTTACTGTGGCAGAAGATACAACAAACACCGTTGAAGAGACTACAACTGAGCAAGTTGCTCAAGTTGAAGAAGTCACAGAAACGGACCTCGCCAAGTCAGCTGATGCTCCAGAAGCACCAGCAACCGAAGAGGCACCGAAAGCAGAAGCCGAAGAAGCTCCTGCTGCTGTTGAGGAAGCCGCAGACATTTCCGAAGTTGAAGTTGAAGAGACTGACTTTGCAAAAATGTTTGATGAAATGAAAAGCTTTATCTCAACAGAAATTAGCAAGACCGCTACTGCAGAAGCAGTATCAAGCCTTGCTACACAGGTTGATCAGAAAATTGCTGAAGTAACCAATAAATATAATGAACTCGCAGAGGTTGTCAATAACATTAAGTCAACTATCTCAGGCGTCGAAAAGAGGGTCGACGGAGTAGAGAAAGATACTGCGATTCGTAAGTCTTCTGATCTGGACGGGTCAGATGTAACAATACAAAAAACAACAACTAAGTGGGGCGGGCATTTCCTCAGCGTCCGCAACATCTAATCTATAAAAATAACGGAGGTGAAAATAAAAAAATGAGCGATATTCTACAAAAAGTAGTAGACACAACAGACGTTGGGTCAGCAAATGGTGGTCTTCTCAACGCAGAGCAGGCAAACCGTTTCATTGATTACATGTTTGATGCTACAATCCTTGCCCGTGCAGCCAGAACAGTTCGTATGCGTTCTAACACTGCCGACATTGATAAGGTAGGTGTTGGTACTAGATTGATGACAGTTGCTACAGAAGCTACCCAAACAGGTGCTAATGCAGCAGTTACATTCTCCAAGATTTCTCTTACCACAAAGAAACTACGTCTTGACTGGGAACTTTCAAGCGAAGCACTAGAAGATAACATCGAAGGTGCAGATCTCGAAGATCACATTGCACGTCTTATGGCAACTCAGGCTGGTAACGACATCGAAGATCTTTTGATCAACGGCGTTGGAACTGGTACAGGCCTAATGTCAGCGTTTAAGGGATTCCGTGCACTTGCACTTGAATCAGCTAACGTTGTTAACGCAGGCGGTAATAACATCAGCAAGGCAGTATTCAACAATGCAATCAAGGCTATGCCACGTAAGTACAAGCAACGTCGTAATGAACTACGTTTCTTTACAGGTTCAAACCTTGTGCAGGATTATCTCTATAACTTGACAACCATTGGTAACGGTGGAACTCCAGAAGACATTGCATCGTCAATTCTTCGTGGAAATCCAAACGGACCAGCAGGTGCGCCAGGTGGAGTAATTCCATTCGCATTTGGTATTCCAGTCGTTGAGGTTCCTCTAATCGATGAAACTCGTGACGGAGATTACTCAGGTGCTACAGGTGACCACGGAGATATCCACTTGACATTTGCTAACAACTTTGTTGTTGGTGTCAAGCGTGAAATCCAGGTTTACCGTGAATTCAAGCCAAAGAAGGATACAATTGAATACACAATGTTCGTAAGAACAGGATGTGCAATTGAAAATCCAGAGGCTTTCGTTGTGGTCAAGAACGTAAAAGTTAATGCCTAACAACCTTTAAAAACTAAATAGTCTAAAGGGGAACTCCAAAAAGGGGTTCCCCTTTAGTCATATGGGTGCTATAATTAGAAGGAAAAGACTGAGAGGAGAATAAATGTCTTTTAGTAATATGAAGCTTGAAGAGCTTCGAAAGGTCGCAGAAGATTTTGCGGTAGACCACCAGTCAGCCAAAAATAAGGCAGACCTAGTTGCCCTACTCGCAGAAGAGGGCGTAAGCTACGAAATGTATAATAGTTTTAATAATGCAGAAAAAGCAGAAGCAGATTTAGAACCAAGAAAAACAACGGGATCAAAGCCACTGACAGAAATTAAGGGTGGACAGGTCTTAGTAAAGATGGAAAGAATGAATCCAAGATATGATGTAAATGAGTTTACATTTACAAAAGAAAATCCATTTATCGTAATGTCTGAGAAGGACGCACAGGAGATTTTTGACACACAGGAAGGTTTCAGACTTGCCACTCCCAAGGAGGTACAGGAGTTTTACTCCTAATTAATTAATGGAGTTATACACAGGTCTCACCCAGGACATATACCTTGATGTATATGAAGAGGATGAGTTAAGATTAGCGGATTCAAATCCAACAGTATCAATATATGATGGGGATACTGATGTTTTAATCATCAGTGGATTTGCTAACCCTGAAATAAATGATGAAGGTCACTATTCATTTAGGATTTTAGACAACTATGTGATGACAGACAAGACCCTAAAGGCTGTCTGGAGCTACTCTGTTGATGGAAATCCAATGACTTCTACAAACTACTATTCTGTTATAACTCCATATATTTCTATTTCTGAGGCTTATACAAGATTGCATGCTGGTCGTGAAGAGGGAGATAATAACTACATACACTTTCACGAGATGCAACAGGCAGAGAAGTTTGCTCGTTTTATGGTAGAAAACTATACTGGGGTAAAGTTTGGAAAGTACACAAAGACAATAAATGCATATGGCCAGGACGCCGACGTGCTTTATTTGGGAGAAAGAATTATTTCCTATACTTCTATTAAAGAGAATGGTAAGACTGTTATTGATACAGTAGCAAATACCAACAGCTTTAATTTTCCCGTGGAGATCACAGATACCAACCACTCCTTGAGAATTGTTTCTATTGGAGACGATATCAATGAAGGTGGGAAGCTGGACATTGTTTATCCACTTCGTGGTAATTTTTACAATGGTTACAGATATGAGATTACTGGTGTATTCGGATGGAAGTTTGTGCCAGAAAAAGTTCAACAGGCAATGATCATGTTGATGAAAGACTATTTTGGTAAAGATAATATTTGGAGAGCCAGATTTGTACAAAACGTATCTTATGGCGATACAGATATGGAATTTTCTAAACTAGCTTTCAGGGGGACAGGTAACTTCTACGCAGACAAACTCCTAGATGAGTTTAAGTCTACAAACATGGCGGTTATCTAATGATTGGGTCATATTCAGTAGAGGCTAAATATGCCATGACAATGGATATTTACCGTGTTCAAATTGCTCAGACAGGAACGGGACAAGTAAAAAGACAATGGGTTTATGCAGAAACCGTACCGTGCCTTGCTAAATCAATTATTTCATCTGGAGTAAGAACTCCGTCAAACGATAAAACAGTAGATTCAAGATATGTGATTGAAGAAATCATCAAGGTTATGACACTTGACAAGTTACCAAGAAACGCTAAGATAAGTAACATTAAAGATTTGCAGGGTAATGTTTTATGGGAAGAGGCAGAAGTTTTAAACAGTCCAGCTACAATATTTAACATTGTGGGATCTACACCGATACTGGATGGATTTGGTCAAATACTAGAGTATGAGAATACTCTTCAGAGGAGCGACATTCAAGGTGCCTTCTCTTAAGATTGACTCTAATGCTTTGGATGCCATGAGAAACGTGGGGGCATATGTTGAAGGTGTTGCTACTGCCACACGCTCATTTGATGTAGATAAAGAAATTGGTCAGGCTATAACAACTATTGCTAAAGTGTCTTTAGGTAAATTTATAGATTCAGAAGCACGTCTAAGCCCAAGATCCTTGCACCATGTATATGAATGGAATCAAACAGGTAAGACATTAGGTAGACTGTGGAAAATAGATGGGGTATATAAATCTGGATCTATTATTTTATCATCTGAATTTAGACCATCAAAAACATTTTCGCCAAACAAGTATGGATCAAGAAGAAGCAAATTTACATTTAAAGCTGAGGTTATGGAAAAAGGACAACCCGTAAGAATTACTGCTAGAAACGCACAGGCATTACATTTTTATTCAAAAGATGGCGACCCAGTATTTATTCCTAGAGGAAAATATGTAACTGTAAAAACTCCTGGAGGAAAACAAGTCAAGGGGTCCTATAGAAAAACATTAAATAGATTTTTAGCAAGTTCAAGACTGTTAGTTGATATACAAGAATCTGGAATAATTGGAAGAATAGAAGCAGCCCAGGCTTTGGCGGGTAGAGAAATGCCAGCATCTGTATCTGGAAAAGCTTCTGTTGGATCATTTAAGCGTATAGCAGAATCAAATGTATCTAAACATATTAGACAAGTAACGAGAGCATATCAGTATGCAGACGAGGTAACAAATGGCTGATTATACTAAAACAGCGATATCTGATGTCATAGGAATACTTTGGAAAGAACTAAAAGATAACGGAGCACTTGTAGAATCAGACTACCCAATCGTTGGCGGAAAAAGATTGATGCCTATATTTCCAACACAAGAAGATGAAACAAAGAATTTAATATCAAATCCAGAAGCTCCGTACCTAGTTTATGACTTTGACACAATGTCATACGATGTAGAGTGGGTTATATGTAAAGAAAGACTAACATTTAAGATATATGCTCCAGACTTCGATAAGGTAATAGAGATCATGAATATCATGCTAGACCTATTTAGAAGATTTGATGAATCAGCGGCTAATGTGAATACCTACGTAAAGTCGGTAAACCCAACAAGCCCTTTTAGATATAAATACTTTTCCCTGACAGAGGCAAACTCTCCAGATCCAGCCGACGAATTGGCTGGTCGCCTGGAGGCAGACATATCAATAGTCTACGCCTACACAAGGAATTTAAATACGGAAGGAAGATTTGCCTAATAACCCCAGTTCAAGTATTATTGGATTTGAGGAAATGCCGCAAAACTTTATATCCTATAAAAAGGAGGAGGTGAAATTAAATAAATGGCAACAAACGTTCGTAATATTATTATCGGTGCAGCAAGAATTTTTATTTCTGCAAAGGACTCAACATCAAACGACTGGTCTGACGCATATCAGGACGGTCTAGATCCATTCGCAGTTAGCCCACAACCAACAGGTTCATATGTTAGCGATGCTAACCTAGGATCAGGTAAGGTTTTGGACTCAACAAAATGGAAAGACGTAGGATTTACATCCGAAGGTCTTGAAGTTATGTATGAACCAACATACGGTGAAGTAGAAGTTGACCAGCAGCTTGACGTTGCGAAGCTTTTCAAGTCTTCACAGCGTGTTATGCTTCGTACAACTCTTACAGAAGGTACACTTCGTAACCTTATGGTGGTCTTTGGTGAAAAGGAATCTAATCTTAAGTCTTATGACAGCGTAGCTGACTCCCGTCTTGATCTCTCAGTAGGTGCTCTTAACGAAGAGCCAACAGAGCGTCAATTCATCGCAGTTGGAAACGCACCAACCACCGCAACAGGTGGAGACCGTGAGCGTATCTACTATGCTCGTCGTGTTCTTTCAGTTGAATCTTCAACACACTCATTGCGTCGTAACGAAGCTACAGTTTTCCCAGTGACATTCCGTCTCTTGGGTGACCCACGCTATTCCGACACATATGGAAGAATCGTTGATCGCTTGATCGGCTAAATTTAACCAAAATTGGCTCGACCCCCTCCAGAAATGGCGGGGGTCTTGTCTTTTTATATTATTATTGCTATAATAATTAAGACTATTTAGGAGGTCACTTTGGCTACCCAGCTATACGATATTGTAGAAGTAGAACTACAGGACGGCAGAAAGGTAACATTAAAACCGCTGCCAATTAAACGACTAAAAGAATTTATGAAGGTCGTTACAAAATTAGATACAGTAAAAGATGAAGACGAAGCAATAGATATTTTTCTAGAGGCTAGCGCCATCGCTTTGAGAAAAAGCTTGCCAGAATTGGCAGACAATAAAGATGCTCTAGAAGAAGCTCTAGACGTTCCGACTATTTGGAAAATTATGGAGGTCTGCGGAGGTATTAAGCTAGGCGACCCAAATTTAATAGCGGCAGCGGCCAAGATGAGTGGGACCAACTAACAAATAAAACCAAGTCTTCCACCACATGGGAGAATCTTGATCTCGCTGCCTTAGAAAAACAAGCTTTCCTTCTTGGTATTTGGAAAAACTACGAAGAATTAGAAGAGAGTATTTCTCTAGTCGAACTTATTTACACTCTTGAAGAGGCAAATAAAAAAGACTACGAAGATAAGAAATT